AGGGGGTTCCATTCGCACCCTGTTTCGTTGTTATGCGCCCAGCCGCAGGGTTGCCACTCAATATTCATCCCCGCAGCCTTCGCAGCGGCCTCAAGCAGTTCGCGGTCGGTCATACCAACACCCCCACCGCAAGCGTAATCAAACCGACAAGGACAACAACGCACAGCCCGAGCAGCACCAGCCTGCCCAAGGACTCCACGGCGTCGTCATCAATGCCCACTTCTGTTGCCGCCTCAGCGGGCGGCGGAGCGTCATCTTTGTTCATTGCCCTGCCCTCCTCACAGGCTGTGCCAGCAACCACTTGTCCCCCAGGCGCAGGACGCTGCGAACCCAGGCCTTGCGATTGTGCCGATTGACACTGGTCGGCACCAGTGGGGAGTTCCATAACTCCCGGGCATGACGGACGAGATCTTTGGTGTTCATGACTTCTCCCGCTGGCTAAGCATGGCGTCGGCCAAGATGTATGCGGATGCAACGATGTGCGGCACTTGTTCTGGGCCGGGATTGCTGTCGTTTGCCAAGATGCCTACCATCGCCTTGGCCGCGAAGTAGTCTCGGAGGGTCATGCCTGGGTGTGAAGTTCTTGTTGGAAACGCCGGTCCACCTGTGATCATTCAAACCTCCCGAGAACATCAGAGATCAAAGCGCGGCATTCGGGTATCAAGTCATCCGGGTTGCCACCGTGCTTGAGGAGACTCCTCAAAATCTGGTTAACTTGATTAAGTGTGGAGTACAGTTCCCCGGCAGCCATAGCCAGTTCTGCTTCGGTACGCTCTTCCGGCAGGTTGAATTCAAGTGTGACTTTCATATTAGTTCTCCTTCCTCAATTGAGAAAGTCAGATTCCACATATGCTGGTACACAGGCTGTTCCCGCAGCCAGCCCAAGAATTTATCCTGGGCTTCTGAGATTGACTTTGCAGTGACCCCAACCGTTCCCTTGTCAATGTTTCTGACACTGGACCAATATACGATGTATGCCTTCATGACCCCTCCGGTGTTTTAGTTGGGAAAAAACACTGCCTTGACCCGCTGCCAGAACGTCGGCGTTGGTGCTGGTACAGGGGCAGGTCTTTGAGCTTTGGCTTCCCTTGGTGTCGCGACCCGCTCGTCTGCTTGGTGCAGTGTTATTGTTGTTGGGCGGATGCGAGTTGAAACCAGTTCTTTGACCCGCGCTTGCGCTGCCTCGGCACGCTTCTTCTCGTTGTGGCGAACCACGTACACGCGCTGCAGATCACAGCCCACCTTGGCTGCAATTTGTTTGGTAGTGAACCCGGCCTTGAGCAGTTCACGAATACGCATGGCTTGGTTCTTGGGTTTGCGCCCGCGCTTCTTGGGCACCTTCACGGGCGGTTGCGCTGCACCAAGTTCGATCTTCGTTTCTTCAGTCATCATCGACTCCTATAAAAGAGACACTAGGTCTTGTTTCAACGTACCCACGCCATCTTCGTTAATGACGAGGGCAATCCCGCCAGACTGTGTTATCTGACTAAGATTCTTCTCCTGTAGTGCGGTAGTCTTGCCCTTGCCCGCCTTGCATTCGATTCCTACGAACCGTCCGCGAAGGCAGACAAGGAAGTCAGGTGCGCCGGAGTTGCCATACCCACCAGTGACGGGCATGACATAGTACGCACCCAACTCTTCAAGGACTTTCCGCACGAGGGACTTCACTTTCCTCTCGGGCGTCTGAGCCATCTGCATCTCCAATAGATTCACGAACCCAATAGACATACTCGGAGATACGTCTACCGATTCCCGGTAACTCTTCGTTTACCTTATCTGGATCAAGTGTCATCAGAACGGCGAGCTTACGCTGCATCCATCCCGGTAGGCACTCGGCACCATCATACGCCACGACATGAGGCTGTGCAATAGGATTGTTGAGATCCCACGGCTCTTTCGTCCATGTGTTTAGCGTAATAGCCATCTTGTCTCTGTTCCACACAGTAACAAGTATCTTAGGTGGTGTCAGATCCACTCGGTGTATAGAGCCTAGCAGCAGCTCACTCAGCATGGGGAGGACGCTGCGGAGCGTTCAGGTCGCACTCCACCCAGTACAGGTTGTCTGCAGCCTTCACGCCGAGACCCTCTGCGTAGGTATTCAGAGGCATCATAGACAGCGTAGCGAGCTTGGCCTGCAGCTCGTCCGACAGAGCAGACATCTCCATGAGCACGGGTGCATTTCCCCCCATGCTTGGCATCGTGTACATGTCGATCAAGTTCTGGCTGAACGTGATGATCTCGGCCATACCCCCATCAGCTATCCCCATGTTGCGTATGCGTACAAACAGTGCACCAACCTTGCGCATAGATGCTACCTGTGCATCGGTGGATGCGGTGATGAACTGCGCCGCTGCCCCTTGGAACTCGGGCGTGATGAACGTGACGTTCTGCGCCAGCAGGTTGCGGAACTCGGCCTCGAAAGTCCTACGCACCATACACGCACGTGACAGATTTTCGAAGTCGTCTTTCACACGGGCGATAGCACTGCTCAACCCACCACGGAACTCGTCATAGGATTCCCGCGCGATCTCGTAACACGACATGGGTGTGAGGTATCGCAGCGCGTTCTTGACTGCGCGCTTGAGATCTTCTGACAAGACCATGTTGTGCTGGTCGCGCCACGATTGGATCTTCCCGTTCTTGATGTTGCGGCTGAACACCATGTAAGTCGTGGAGCACCCGTTGATAGAGAAGTCACCACGCCCGATCTGACCGAGCGTGTATTCTTGGTTGGGTATGTACACGTGCAGGCGGTGGATCTCGCGCCCATACCCACCCGACCGGGCGAACTTCACGTACGGCATAGCCTTGGCAACCTCGGTTGCGAACATGGCGAGATGTGAGTGCGTCTCGGCCCCGTGGGTTATCTCCTCCAGGGAGATCGTGCGGTCGAGGATTTCCGCTACGGTTGTGCCTTGATACGACATGTCTTTCTCCTTCAGTTGATTACAGTTGATTACTCATTCCACTCGACGTGGATCGTCTTACCCACCGATGCCTCGGCAGACGCGTTACCCACGACACACCACACCACTGGGCACGGCCAGCTACCACCCCAGTTGTTGCCTACGTACCCGTCGGTGAGCATGACGCACACCTGAGGCTTGATGTTGTTCTCACTCAGGTATGTAGTCACGCAGTCAGGCGACGTACCCCCACCACCTGCGGGCTTGGTTGTTTTGACCAGTGTGTCCAGCTCGTCGCGTGCATACCGCTCGTCCTTACACACGGCGGTGTCCCAGTACAACAGACGCACAGCCTCCGGCTGCACCGTGGTGCAGATAGCCGCGATCTCACCGAGGAACTGACCCAGCTCCGGCCCGCCGATAGACCCCGATGTGTCCACACCGACCACCATCTCACCGATAGTCTCGGAGATACCCGAGGGCATGTACACACCGGCTGCGACGAACCTGCGGTTGGGTCTGCGCCACGTACTGAACTCGTTACCCGTGCACGTAGCGTGCAGGTACTCACGCAGCGCATCTTGCCAGCGCACCTTGGACTTCAGCAGCTCCTCGATCTCACGCATACCCCCGCTACCCACCTTCCCGGCAAGCAGCGCACCCTGACGCACAGCCTCGTCCATCTTGCGTCCGATCTCAGCCTTCTTCTCCTCGGTCAGCTCGGCTGCGCCGTCCCAATCGTGGTCGTCAAAACCTTGCCTAGACTTGTTCTTGGATGGTTTGTTACCTGATGAGGGATTCGAACCCGAATCTTTATCCTGGCTTTCATCCCCATCATCCCCATCATCCCCTTCCCCCTGACCTTCGCCGTCGCCGCCGTCTTGGGGTTGTTGTGGTTGTTGGGGTTGATCCTGCTCTTGCTTGAGCAGTCGGAAGATCATCGCGCTGTCCATACCCGCGAACCGACGGTCAGCACACCCACCCGCAGGCATGGTGAGGAACCCACGGTACTTGGCGTCCTTTATCTCCAACTCATCGGCTGCCTCCAGCAGGAACAAGTTGATCACGTGGTCACACGCTTGGTTAGCCAGCGACGGGTCGTCGTCGTACAGGTGCCCCCACGTGGTCAGGTGCTTGAACATGCAGTGATACGTTTCGTGGAGTATCAGGAAGCGCAGCTCCGCATCCGTCAGGCTGTCCACGAACGCCTCGGCGTACGTGCACTCGATACCGTTCGTGCACGCTGTGGACGTTCTCGGCGTTGGGGTCGTCGCGTTTTGGATTTGGTGTTTTACCAATAGCAGCACGCCAGACAGTGCGGTGAACCGCTCCACCGCGAGGATGTCCACCAACGCCTTCTCCAGGCGCTGATGCGCGGTCAACTTCTTACCGATCATCAACATGATTTATTCCCCTTTCACTTCCACAAAACAATCGTAGTCATCCGGATCACGGTCCGGATTCGTACCCCACTCTGTGTGAGCCAGCTCCTCGATGAGGTCGTCGTCTGCCCCATCGGGCACTTCGAACTCGATGTGGTACGTCACGGTCTCAGTGACTACTGCTTTACGCTTCATATCTTTCTCCTTGGGTTGTTAATCAAACCTTGTCCGCAGCGAACATGTAGTTGTTCTTCAGGCACCAGTCCATGTACTTCTTGTTGGTGTTGATCTCCAGCAGGCGCTTGTTGATTTGACCGTTCTTGGACTTAGCCACTGCGTTACGCACCGCGTTAGCGAACAGACCCTGAGCCTCCTTGGGCAGGCGCTCCATGTAGTCCATCCACGCGTCGGTCCAGTTACGCTCGATAGTCTGCAGCGTTCTGTGCACCACCATACAGATAGCAGTCTCGTTCGTGGGCACCTTGGCCGTCATCGGGCTGTCCTTGATCTCCTGCAGCTTGGGCAACTGATCACCAATCTTCACGTAAGTAGCCAAGCTACGGGCGGAAGCCGTGCCAATCGTGCCCATCAACGCAGCAGTCAACTCGTGATCGCTCATGTGATCGCGCATCTTGGTCCAGTTTGAAGCCAGTTCTGCCGTGCGAGGAGTGAAGACCGACACCCGTCCCGGCGCATTGGGGTGGAATATGTGCTCGTTGTCCTCAGGCTTCTGCACTTGCTCGAAAGACTGGAACAACTGTGGGTTCTCCATCACCCACGCGATCACCATGGGATCAATACCTGCGTCGATAGCGTAGTCCTCGACCCACTCGACGTTCGTCGGCTTACGTACCCGCACCACAGTGATACGCGTGCGAGCATGCGCAGGCAGCAGATCACCGACCCCCTCGGCCCCGAGGTTGGTCGTGGCAAACACGATGGAATCTTTGTGGAGGGTATACCCACCGAGCTTGCGCTCCAGCATCAGGCGCAGCAGGGCAGTCTTCACAGCAGGATTTGCTTTGCCGTACTCGTCGATCATCAGGATGACCGGTCCAGAGATATGCAGACCCAACTCCTCGTTGGGCACGTACTTGACGCACTCGCCCTCGGTGGTGCCTTCGGCATTGTGTGTGTTGCGGATCTCCGTGATCTTCGGGATCGTGATGTCCCCCAAATCTTTGGTCGTGCAGTCGAAATACACGGCGCGGTGGGTGGGCATCATCTTTGCCAGGGACTTCAGGATGCTGGACTTGCCGATACCCATGTGACCCTGCAGCAGCACGGTGTTGGTCGTACCGCACAGGCGGATCATATTCGCGGCTTGCGCCAGCGAGACGTCATACAGCGCAGCGGCTGCGTTAAAAGATGCACTCATGTCTTTCTCCAAGTTGGTTGGGGGTTGGTTTACTTTGACTTATCACTACTACTTGCTACTCACCAAGACATCGTAGACAGGATGCTGTCCACCGACCGCTTGGTCTCTGCACGGAACCCTGCGTCTTCACGCAGTCCGTCAGCAGTCACGCCCGTCAGGGCATGATCCAGCGCAGCATGGAGCTGCGTCATCCGCGTGTCGCCTGTGATGTTGAACTCCTTCAACATACCCAAGGAACTTCTCACGTTGTCAACTAACGTGTCGCGGAAGATCTTTTTCGTCGCCTTGTCTGCGTGCTCGGGGTAGTCCAGGCGCTCGCTCATGTGCTTGAGTGAGTCGTACACCCGGTCCCACACGTCCTTCATCATGCCGTTGATCCTGTCGGTGTACACACGTGCGTACTCGTCACGCAGATACGCCTCGGCCTCGTCTTGGATGGCGCTATAGATGTTGGCTTCAGGCACAGGCGGATACGTGAAGAAGAAACGGAACCGTCCACGCAGGTTCTCGGCAGTGGGGTACTCGTCGGGGTTGTAGAGCGAGCCGAGCTTCGCCTGCACGTTGGTACGTGCAAAGTCATACACGGACAGGAAATTCTCGACCAGTCGGTCGAACTCGACCAGCATGCCGGTCATCTCCTTGTGGAACCCCGGGAACTTGCTCATGGGGAACGACCGTTGACCCAGGTCACCCCACGGTGACGTGCTGCTGTAGACAAAGTTACGAGCGTTGGCTGCGAACTTACGCACCGCCTCCAGCTCCTCGCAGTCGCCGAGTAACTTCTTCGTGGTGTTGAGCAGACTCTTGTCCGCGTTCGACGCAATCGCTGCATCGGCAGTCGCCGTCTTGTCTTGCTTCCTGCCCGACCACACGCTGATGGACAGCTCGATCAGGCGGATACCCGTCGTGAGTTTAGGCACGTTGGTGATGTTGGTTTCCGTGTTGAAGTTCACGATGCTTACCTTTCTCAGTTGCTGCGGTGAAGACCCATTCCCCACCGACAAATAACATTATAACACTACTTGATACTTGTGTCAAGTATTTGGTGGTTGTTGGTACTAGATGATACCAAACAGCATGAGCGCGAGTGCGACGATGCACGTGGCGAGGAGGAGTTTGTCTTCGGTTCTCATTGCACTTCCATCTTCATTGCACGCTCCAGCGCCCAGCCTAGTTGCTCCCGGGCTTTCCACACCCAGCGCCCGCCACTAGGCAGACGTGCCAGGATGTTCATAGCCTTACTCCACGCGGCGTCGTCCACCACCCACGTGTCATTTATAGCTACACTGTTACTGCGGATGATGTGCAGTGCGGTGTTCATCCCCGCCCGCCACGTTGGAGTCGGCGCAATAAGCAGTGCCAGTTGCAGTTGTGCTCCGTTGACGATCATTTCTTCACTCCTTTCTGTCCCTTGAGTCGGTCTATGTGCCGCAGTGTCCGCATGTGGGAATCGATGATCCGCACGGCTTCCCGCAGCGCCTCGGGTGGGTTGATCCACATGGTCTGCTGCTCCTCGGGGTCCATCAGTTCGAACGTATCCAGCAGTCCGTAGATCTCGGACAAGGCAACGCGCAGTGCTTCATGCACAGACATGGGTCCGGTCAGTTCGTTTGTCTTCATTGCATTCTCCTTCACGTCAAAAACTCATACACGACACCGCACTTGGCGGCATCAACGGGGAAACGCTTGGCTTCCTTGATACGGTCGGCGATCCGCTCGCGATAGCCGGGGTACTGCTCCCGGTGGTACGCGTCCACGCTTTCAGCCAGCAGACGCTCGGCGTGTGCATCGCACTCGGCCACGACAATCTGCACCCCACCGTACTCAGACGATGGGAACGGCATCCAGTAGTCCACGATGTAGATGCACGGGATGGTGATTGGGGCGGGTGTTGTGTTCATTGCACTTCTCCTGATTAGAAATACGGGGTTTTGACCGCGTACATGCGGTAAGCCCGCGACTTCCAGCGTGCTAGCAGCATCGCCTTGGCGGTTTCGCCATCGGCCCAAGCGCGCATCTCGGCACGCAGATAACGCTCATATACATTCATAGGTCAGTCCCCAATCTCTTGCGCTTTTATCTTCATGGTGTTCTCCTGTAACTTGGTTTCACGGTTACGCGTTCGCGTACTTGTTCAGACCCTTGAGCAGATCCAAATCAGTCACTACGACATAGTTGGACTTCGACATCGGCACGATGGTGTGCCGGTATTTTTTAGCAGTTTGCTCCCCACAGGGCATGCACTGGGTGTACCCGGCCTTGCGACGGGCAGGGGCGAAGGGGTCTGCACAGGATGTGCACAACGGGAGTGTATGGGGTTCGGGTGAGTTGTGGTGTGCCATATCAAGCCTCCACACACTCTACGCAGTCAAACATTGACTCGTCGTACGCTTCGGCCCAACCGGCTTCAGTCAGCACGAGGATGTGCCTAAACCCTGCGTAATCTGTGCACACAGACACGTCTAGGTAGGCACCACAGTCGAACTCGCGCATGGTGCGGGTAAGCACCTGGGGGAACGGGGGAAGGGGTGAACTTAACTGCATGTCTTTCTCCGAAACTAGGTTAGTGAACACTAGCCTGTGAGGCGAACTCCCCACCGACTAAAAACCATTATAACACAAAGGTTTCTATGTGTCAAACTTTATGAGGATGTGGTGGGGTGTGGGGGGATGTGGGAAGGCGTGAAGGTTCGTGATGTTCCGGTAGTGTAGCGCGGTAAGTTATTGAAAACACATATCGCGCTCGGTTTGAGGGAAACGGCAATTTTGTAATGTTCCGGCCTGACCCCGGGTTTGAGGCACCGAACATTGCAGCCAGCAGCCACCGCTTGGGGCACCCCTTTTTAGATCCTCAGTCTTTTCTCAAAGGGTACGAACATTAGAACACTATACTATTTACTACTATTTACTACAGTTTGATATATAGCTTTTGATAGAGTTTGATATCAAGAGCTAGCGTAGCTAGCATCTAAATAATGTACCGTAATGTTCTTGACAAACCGAACATTCCGAACAATCACAGAACATTGCACGAAAATGAGGCAGTGCCTACCTAGGGTAAACCCTACCTAGGGTAAACCCGAATTGTAGGGATTTAGAACAATAGATTTCAGAACAGTCCGAACATTAGGTTTCTAGAACATCAGTACACAGAACATTAGAACAATGAACATTCCGAACACGAACATTACCCACGACCCGAACAAGAACAATAGAACAAAGCCTAAAAAGAACATTGGTCGTAACAGTGTTTCCACCATTTCACGCCCCTCGCCGCTGCTCCAAGAACTGGTTTCTGGGTGCTGAAATGGTTGTAACTTTGTTACGGGCAATTTGGTCCGCTGGTTACGCGCTGCGCGTCTGTGTGGGTGCCGAGCCCCTCGCCGCTGCTCTGAGAACTGGTTTCTATGCCCCAGGCGGGGCGGTGGTGTGTTGGTATGTTTTGCTGGTGATTTGACCGAGTAGGGACGAAAAAAAGCCCCACCGAAGTGGGGCTTTCTTGTTTAGCGGGTGGCCAGGGCCTTGGCCTTTTTGGCTCTGCCGACTGCAGCGCTGACTGCGTCAAACTCTTCGCGCCAGTCAAACTTAGGGTCTACCTTAACTTGGTCGATACCTTGCAAGAACAACAGCACAGGAGCCAGCAGTTCCAGGTATTGCTCTTCGACCGTTAGGATGGTCTTGGTTTTCTTTTTGGCTGTACCGTCCAGCTTGCGAAGTTGTTCCAGCAGTCGGTCCATGTAGGAGCCAATCTGTTTGTCGCGGCTTATCGCAAGTTCCCTACGCTCTGCGGACATCAACTTCCAATGCAAGGACTTCTTATCACCGAAGGCCTTGATGTCAGTCACGGCGCTAATCTTGATCCCCTCAGCCGTCTCGGCAGCGATGTAGTTGCCAAACCGAGTGACGGTCACAAGATCCAGAACTTCAGCGCGAACTTCTTCGATTACATCTTTACCGGCCAGCATGCTGGCCTTGATGCCCTTGCCAAACAGAATGTCAGACAACACGGTCCAGATGGATGTGGCAGTGTCCGTGGCTTTCATGGCCAGACCTACGGTCTGGACGATCTCAGGGTCGTTCGCAAGTTGATACTTGCCGAGGGTGAAACCCTCAGTCCCTGGAATCCATGCGTCATCTGCCGACTGTGTGGCAGGCTTAGCATTGACAAGGGTCTCGGCCGCGTGAGCCAAAGCATTTTTCTTGATAGCCATGATTGATCCTTTCAATCAATCGACCAGTGTGGTGTCCGGGTAACCCGTGACACGTGGCGTCGTGGTCGGCGACGCCATGGGTTGAACTGTAGCGTGGTGACATGTTTACGCAAGGGATAGCACGAATTGATCGCAACAGTGTGGCGGGCAATTACCCACCCGTACCCGGCCCCCCTAAATACTGTTTGGTACCATCGCCGCTGTATGTGCTACTAATTTGCGCCCGCAAAGCCCAACTTTTACGTTTGGCTTTGGGAACACCCTCCGGTAGGAGTCCCAACCTCCTTGCGTTTTCAATTTTTTATGGTATGTTCCACGTTACGCTTGGTTCCATGCCGAGTTGCGAACAAACATGTCAGACACGTCTGAATTGGTCATCACGCCGGATCTCGGGGTTATCGTTCCCCCTGAGGGGATGCCTCATGCCACGTTGCGTGAGCGTGCTTCTGCCGCCTGCCGCACCCTGCGGGTACTTACGGAGCATGGGTTGGACGCTGAAATGCTCGCTCCACTGCCGGATGACGACAAAGTTGTCGGTGATTTGATGCACGCGTTCGCTGCAAACGAAGAATCCACCAACCGAATGGTCAACACGGCCAAGTTTTCGTCCCTACGCCCCGCCGTAATCCTCCAACTGGACGAGTCACTGCAGGAATTCAGCCACGCCGTGGTGAAAAACGCGGTACAGGTGCGTCAATTCGTCACCAACAAGCTGCTTTTGGAGTCCTCAAACCCCGATCCACGTGTGCGTATACGTGCGTTGGAGCTGTTGGGCAAGATTTCTGACGTCGGGCTCTTCACAGAACGCTCAGAAGTGACAGTTACCCACCGTTCGACAGACGATTTGAAGCAATCGTTGCGTGAAAAGCTCGATGCGTTGCGGTCCAAAGCGTTAAAAAGTGATGCCGAAGACGTAAACGTCGTTGATTCCGACGCTCCGCTGGTTGTAGACCTTGACGCAGAGCTTGGAGAGCTGAATTGACACCTGCAGTAGCTGCGGATACGTTTGACGACCTGTCAGACGAGGATATTGACCTTCTGGTTGCCAATATCGAGCAGTTTGACTCGTCGGAGCAGCAAGAAATCCTGCAAATTGCCGAAGCCTTGGCTTCCAGGCGTCAAGCCCAGCACTGTCGGGACGACCTGATTGAGTTCTGCAAGCACATCCAACCGGATTACAAGGTCGGTAAGCACCACCGTATACTGGCTGACATGCTGATGGCGATTGCCGAAGGCGATAAAGACCGTGTGTGCGTGAACATCCCGCCTCGGCATGGCAAGAGCCAGCTCGTGTCGATTTATTTCCCCGCGTGGTTCATCGGTAAGTACCCCACCAAGAAGGTGTTGATGGTCTCGCACACGTCAGATCTTGCGGTGGACTTCGGGCGCAAGGTGCGTAACATCATCGACACCGACGCGTACAAACAAGTTTATCCTACGGTGTTCCTGGCGCAAGACAGCAAGTCAGCGGGTCGGTGGAATACAAACGTCGGGGGTGAGTACTACGCCTGCGGCGTAGGTTCGGCGTTGGCTGGTCGGGGTGCCGACCTGTTGCTGGTAGACGACCCTCACAATGAGCAGGACATCATCAACGGTAACTTTGAGGTGTTCGACAAGGCGTATGAGTGGTTCACATACGGTGCGCGTACGCGTCTGATGCCTGGGGGTAGGGTTGCCATCATCCAGACAAGGTGGCACCTGAGCGACCTGACGGGGCGCGTGACTAGGGACATGGCCCAGAACCCTGAGTCTGACCAGTATGAGGTGGTGGAGTTCCCGGCCCTGTTCGACCGCCCAGATGGCTCCCAGAGGGCTCTGTGGCCCGAGTTCTATGACGTGCCTGCACTGCTGCGGACTAAGGCGTCTATGCCGCTGTTCCAGTGGAACGCGCAGTTTCAGCAGAACCCGACCGCCGAAGAGGCGTCGGTCATCAAGCGGGAGTGGTGGCAGGAGTGGACATCCGATACCCCACCGCCATGTGAGTACGTGATCATGTCCCTGGACGCGGCTGCCGAGTCCCATAACCGTGCGGACTTCACTGCGTTGACGACGTGGGGTGTCTTCATGAACGACGAGCAGGGGTGCCACAACATCATCTTGCTCAACAGCATCAAGAAACGCCTGGAGTTCCCGGAGTTGAAGCGGTTGGCGATGGAGGAGTACAAGGAGTGGGAGCCTGACTCGTTTATCGTGGAGAAGAAGTCCAGCGGCACGGCGCTGTATCAAGAGATGCGGCGCTCTGGGTTACCCGTGCAGGAATACACCCCGCACAGGGGTTCTGGGGATAAACTCGCTCGACTCAACTCGGTGTCTGATATTGTGCAGTCAAAGCTGTGCTGGGTGCCGCAAACACGGTGGGCTGAAGAGGTTGTGGAAGAGATTGCCGGGTTCCCGTTCATGGCAAACGACGACTTGGTGGACTCCACGGTCATGGCACTCATGCGGTTCCGACAGGGTGGTTTCGTACAACTGCCTACCGACGAGAAAGAAGATGTACGGTATTTCAAGAGCAGCCGTAGGGCTGCTTACTACTGAGGAACAACATGGCTACGAACTTTGACTCCGCACTCGCCCCACTCGATATGGGCCTCATGACGGATGAGCCCGCCATTGAAATTGAGATTGAGAACCCGGAGTCCGTCAGCGTAGGAATGGACGGACTTGAGATCGACCTGATGCCCGAACCCAAGACTGCGGACACATTTGACGCAAATCTTGCTGAGTACATGGACGACGGGGAACTTCAATCCCTGGCATCTGACCTTGTTTCCCTCGTAGACGCGGATATCAATAGTCGCAAAGACTGGACAGATATGTTTGTCAAGGGGCTGGAGGTCCTTGGCATGAAGTACGAGGAGCGTACTGAGCCGTGGAACGGCGCGTGCGGGGTGTACAGCCCGCTGCTGACCGAAGCGACTATCAGGTTCCAGTCCGAGATGATCACTGAGACCTTCCCGGCTCAAGGGCCGGTCAAGACGCAGATCATTGGGGCGGTTGACCGGCTGAAAGAAGAGGCAGCAGAACGAGTTCGTGACGACATGAACTACATGCTGACTGAGCGGATGATTGACTACAGGTCCGAGCATGAGCGGATGCTGTACTCCCTTGGCCTTTCTGGTGCTGCGTTCAAGAAAATCTACCCGAACCCGAGCACTGAATTGCCTGCAGCGCCGTTTGTCCCGGCTGAAGATCTCATCATGCCCTATGGGGCGTCAAACGTGTACACAGCCGAGCGCGTGACGCATGTCATGCGTAAGACCGAGAACGAGGTCAAGAAGCTGCAGGTAGCGGGGTTCTACAAGGACGAGGAGTTGGGCGAGCCTGTCAGGTTCTTTACTGACATTGAGAAGAAAAAAGCCGAGGAGCAAGGGTACACGCTGACCGACGATGATCGGTATCAGGTGCTGGAGATCCACGTAGACTGGGACTTACCGGGGTACGAAGATGAAGTGCCACTGCCATACGTCATCACAATCGAGCGGGGAACCTCAACAGTCCTCGCCATCCGACGAAACTGGAACGAAGACGACGACAAGAAACTCAAGCGACAACACTTTGTGCAGTACACGTACATTCCCGGGTTCGGGGCCTACGGACTTGGGTACATCCATCTGATCGGCGGCTACGCCCGAGCAGGCACTTCCATCATTCGCCAGCTCGTTGATGCCGGAACATTGTCAAATTTGCCCGGTGGCCTGAAGTCTCGCGGACTTCGGATCAAGGGCGACGACACGCCCATCGCCCCCGGTGAGTTCAGGGATGTGGACATTCCCAGCGGGTCGGTCAGGGACAACATCATGCCCCTGCCGTACAAAGAGCCGAGCCAAGTTCTTGCGACTTTGCTTCAGCAGATTACGGAAGACGGTCGCCGTCTGGCAGCTATTGCGGACCTGAAGGTCAGCGACATGTCGGCGCAAGCCCCGGTGGGTACCACGCTGGCGATTCTGGAGCGACAGCTCAAGACAATGAGTGCAGTGCAGGCCCGCGTGCACGCCAGCTTGCGTATGGAGTTCAAGCTCCTGAAGGGAATCATCCGGGACTTCCTGCCGCCAGATTACGCGTACACACCAGAAGGCGGGGACCGGTCGGTCAAGCAGTCTGACTATGACATGGTGGAGGTCATCCCTGTGTCTGATCCCAACGCCGCCACGATGGCGCAGCGGATCATGCAGTATCAAGCTGCACTGCAGTTGGCCCAAGGTGCTCCGCAGATCTACGACCTGCCTCAACTTCACCGGCAGATGCTGGAAGTTTTGGGTATCAAGAACGCAGAAAAGCTGGTCCCGGTTGAAGATGACCAGACGCCAAAAGATCCTATCAGCGAGAACATGGCGTTCCTGACGGGTAAGCCGACCAAGGCGTTCATCTACCAAGATCACGAGGCGCACATTGCTACCCACATGGCGATGATGCAAGACCCGTCGATCATGCAGATGTTGGGGCAGACGCCGATGGCGCAGCAGATGATGGGGGCCATCATGGCTCACGTTGCGCAGCACGTAGCGTTTAACTACCGCGCCAAGATCGAAGAGCAACTGGGCGTGCCTATGACAGCGCCTAATGCGGAGTTGGATGAGGACACCGAGATTCAGCTCAGTCGCCTCGTGGCGCAGGCGTCCCAGCAGTTGCTGCAGACTAACGTGCAGAAGGCCCAGCAGCAGCAAGCACAGCAGATTGCGCAGAACCCCGAGGTTCAGATGAAACAGGCCGAGCTGCAGTTGAAGGCCGAGGAGCTGAAGCGCAAGGAAGCGGACAGTCAGCGTGACTTCCAGATTGCGCAGGGGAAGCTGCAGATTGAGCAAGCCAGACTGGCACTAGAAGCACAAAAGAGCCAGGGCGAAGACCCCCGCACCAAGGCCATGATGATGCAGCAGGACATGCAGCACAAGGAGCAGATGCACCAACAGAAGTTGCGTCAGCAACAGCAGCAATCCGCCCAACGGGCTCAGCAGCAGATGATGCGGCAGCAAAAGCCCAAGGCTAAGGAGTAACCATGACTACTGCGTTTGACGTAGTTATTAAAGAACTGGAAGAGCGCCGCGAAACCATCGCGCAGGCGCTTATCTCAGGTGCGGCAAAAGACTATGCCGAGTACAAGTTCATGACGGGTGAAATCCAGGGTCTTTCACGCGCTCATGCTTTCATAACCGACCTTGTGCGAAAGATGGAAAACGACGATGAGTGAACTACTCCTGAGCGACGGCCAAAACA